ATTTGGTTGGTTCTTAGATAATGAAGAAGGACAACAGCCTGTAATGATGGGAACTCTTGCTGGCAAAAATGAGAAACACCCCAATGCTGACAAGAAAACTGCCGAGAATGATTTAGCTGCAAATAATGTATTGAAAACTACATCAGGAAATCCCGTAACAGATGGTTCAGGCAATCCAATAAGAGTTGGTGCCGATGCGGCGGAGTCTAATTATGACGTAAACACTTCAATTTTAAATCATCCAAATAATCCAAACGCAAATGCATCTGGTCCTTTAAATAATCCATCAGATGTTAAACCTAAAGCATTTACAGACCCGAATGGAGTATATCCTAAGATGGAGTATTCGGAAAAACCCGATACTAATAAATTAGCAGCGGAGGATAAATCTCATAAGTATTTTGCGGTTAAAACTAAAAATAGAAAAACAAGTATACCGAAAGCGCAAACAGTTGGAACATGGGATGAACCAGAATCGGCATATAGTGCATTATATCCATACAATCAAGTTATTGAAACTGAGGCCGGGCATGTCATTGAATTAGATTCTAGTCCAAATGCTGAAAGAATACATATCTATCATAAAAAAGGATCCTATATTGAAATAGATATTAATGGATCATCGGTTAAAAAGACGGTAGGTGATAGTTATGAATTAACAGATAAAAATGGATATGTATATGTTAGAGGCGCATATAATTTAACCGTAGGTGGCACTACAAAAATACTAGTACAGAATGATGCTGAGATTCAAGTTGACGGAGATGCTAGTATATTGACTCATCGTTCGGCATTGGTACAAGCCGCGCAAACAGTACAGGTTGTAGGAGATGATATTAAAATATCTGGTAAATCTAGTGTACAACTTACAAGTGACGGCCCTGTTAATATTCAAGGTAGTAGTATTACATTAAATGCAAAAACCGGAGCATTTGCAGCAAAGGCGGCAAAAGAAATAGCATTACAGGCAACTACCACCGCAAGTGTAAAGGGTGGGTTGGAACTTTTATTAGACGCTGCAGTAGTTAAAACAAAAATGGGAGCAATACAAGTATCCTCTACTAAACTTTTAGTTCCAACTCCTCCCAAAGTAAAAACTCCAGTGCCCGTAGTTATTGCAGATTCTGTTAGACCAGATAGTGCAGAAAGTATATTCTTAGGAGATGGTTTAGAATCAAGCGCAGAATCATTTACCGCTGCAAGAATTAAAAATAATGAGATTACTACGGATGTAGGTGACCTAACAACCTTATCTAGAGATACTACAACAGAAAAATCTTCAACAACAACTAGAAGCTTAAAACCTAATACCGTGGATACTTCAGAATTCAGCGGTCTAAAAGAATTTCCAGAATCTATGAAATTATCAAAATATTATACATTGGGAGATCTGTCAACAAAACCTGCGGCAGCGTCTTATGCTGTTAGAGATCAAAATGGTTTAACTTCTGCTCAAATCGTAGGAAATTTAAAAAATCTAGCAGTAAATGTTTTAGATCCAATAAAAGAAAAATATCCTGATGCGATTATTACCACCGGTTTTAGAAGTAGCGATCCAAAATCTGATCATGATAAAGGATTTGCAGTGGACATACAATTTGCCGGAAAATCTAATAACGAATACTATGATATTGCAAAATGGATTGAGGCAAATACCCCATACAAACAAGTATTACTCGAATATGCCAAAAAACCAGACGGAAGAATTGTAACCTGGATACACGTTGCTGCAGCTCCAGATGGAAGAAAATCTGCTATGCCTATAGGTACATTAGTAAATCATAGTGCTAACTCTCCTGGGGCACGCAATTCTTTTGTTAATTTGGGATAAAAATACCACATAAATAATAATGTTATAGTCCCCTACCAAAAACAATAAATATAAAAATGGCAACCGTAAACCGAATTGTACGAAGATATACAGATATAAATCTGTTACTAAAGTCCCATCCATATTCAAAAGATGTGTTAATTCGGACCAATGCAGATGCGGTAAAAACTGCTATTCAGAATTTAATTATGACTAAAAATTATGAGCGGCCTTTCCATCCAGAAATTGGTAGTCAAGTAAATTCTTTAATTTTTGAGAATTTTATTCCATCTACAATAACTGCTTTGGAAAAATCAATTGCCAATACTATACAAAAATTTGAACCAAGGGCCAGGATTGTAGACATACGAATAAATGATAATTCTGAAAAAAATGCAGTAGATATAGAAGTGACATTCGCACTTAGTAATACCGAAGAACCCGTAACTGTAACAACAACTATCAATAGAGCAAGATAATGTCCAATCTAAGAATAGCAGAATTAGATTTTGATACCATAAAATCAAATCTAAAAGACTTTTTAAAAAATTATACAGGCGACGATGGCGCACCGTATTTTACTGATTTTGACTATGAGGGATCTGGGCTTTCTATTCTTTTAGATGTCCTTGCATACAATACTCATTATAATGCATATTTGGCAAATATGGTTATTAATGAAATGTTTCTAGATTCCGCAGTTAAACGAGCATCCGCAGTTTCTATTGCGAAACACTTGGGATATACTCCTCTATCCACCCGAAGTGCTAGAGCATCGTTAACATTTGATGTTAGCGCGCCTTTTGGCAATCCCAACTTTTTAACATTAGAAAGATTCACGCCCTTTACGACTACCGTAGATGAAAACACGCTAACATTTGTAAATTTAAATTCTATAACAATTCAACCAAACGTTGGTACATATACTTTTACAGACGTTGAAGTTGTAGAAGGTATACCTTTAGAATATGTATTTACTGTGGATGTTCCTAGTCCAGCAGAAAAATATGTGATACCTAATGAAAATTGCGATATCACTTCTATACAAGTTTCGGTTCAAAATTCTTTATCAGATACAACTACTACCGTTTATAATTTGGCCGAAGATACTTTAAATATAAGTGGCACGTCGGCAGTATATTTTTTAGAAGAAAATGCAACTGATAGATATCAAATACATTTTGGAGATGGAATTTTAGGTAAAAAATTATCAAGAGGCAATTTAATTAAAGTAACATATTTAATTAGTAATGGCACATTAGGTAATGTATCTGGTAATATTGCTCAAGAATTTTTCTGCGGATCTCAAATTGGCGGCGGCACAGTGCCCGGAGTAATTACTCCGTTAGTTAATTCTAGAGGCGGCCTTGGCAGAGAAACAATTGATAGTATAAAATTTAAAGCTCCTAAATTTGGTTCAGCTCAAAATCGTGCAGTGTCTTCTGAAGATTATAAATCTTTAATATCTAAAAATTACCCATTAGTTGAATCTATTTCAGTGTGGGGCGGGGATGAAAATGATCCTCCTAAATATGGTAAAGTTATAATTTCTATGAAGCCATATGATGGGTATGAGATTACACAGCAAGTTAAAGATGACATAACAAGTCTTGTTTTACAAAATAAACAAGTTTTGTCAATTACACCAGAGTTTATAGAGCCTGAATATTTTTATATTAATTTATCTATAAACGTAAAGTATAATTCTAAAACAGCCACATTATCTGCTACACAAATTAAGAATTTAGTTGTAAATTCAGTTAACAATTATTTTAGTTCAGATTTGCAACAATATGATAAAGATTTTGTATACTCTAAATTATCTAGAACTATAGATGCTGCAGATTCATCTATAGTTGGAAATTTAATGACGATTAAATTACATAAACGTATTACTCCAATTTTTAATTTTAATAACAATTATGTGTCAACAGACACTATTAATTTTAAAAATGGAGTTGAGCCCGGTAGTATAGAAACTACTAGGTTTGTTATTACATATCAAGGCAATTCTGTAGAAGCAAGAATTAAAGATATTCCAAATGATATTACCCCTAATCGTATAGGTAAAGGCACTTTAGTATTAGTTAATGCAGACACCGACAATATAATAACTTCAAATTATGGAACTGTTAATTATGGGACAGGCGCGATTGCAATAAATAATTTAGTTCTAACGGGATACACGGAAGATACTACAGATATTAGAATAACTGCAACCGTTCAAGATTCTTTTTTAGATATAACTGTTAGTAAAAATGAGATTATACTTATAGATGATAGTACATTCAACAGCAGCGCAAATAGATTGCAAGGGTTAACTGTTAACACTATTGCGGTAGTCGAATGAGTCGAATAACTGAAAAATTATCAAAAGTATTTGCAAATCAAATACCCGAGTTTATTCGGGTAGGTGGTTCAGAATCTATTATATATGCGACAGGATCTTCCACTGCCGGATCTAACGTACTAACGGTATCTAATTCAGTTGATATTGAGGTAGGGGATAATGTACAACACCCCAGTATTACAGGTACAGTATTTGTTACAAATATATTATCCGATACCAAGATTAGATTAGATACTACGTTAACAAACAATTCAACAAATTCAAATTTTAAATTTGTAAAAACAAATAATGTTTCTAGTTTTGTAAAATTTTTAGAGGCGTATTATAAGTTTTTAGAACAAGATCAATCTCCGCAAGAAGTAATACAAAATGTAAGATCATACGGGGATAGTGAAACTACGATTGAATCACTAATAGATGTATTCTTTAATCTGTATGGCGCGGATATCCCTAGAAATATTATCACAGATAAACGAGCGTTTATCAAACATTTCAAAGATATCCATAAAACAAAGGGAACAGAAGAGGCATACAAATTATTATTTAGAATAATGTTTGATACTGATGTTGAATTTCTATATCCCGGCTCATTAGTATTAAAACCTTCAGACGGTGTTTGGAAAAAAGATTACACATTAAAGGTTGTACCTAAGTTCAACTACTCTCCTTTTGATTTTTTAAATACAAAAATTACAGGAGATATATCAAAAGCTACCGCAAGTGTAAATAATGTTTTAAAAATTATCAGTTCAAGCGGCATAGTATATGAATTATATCTTGAAAATATAAAGGGTAATTTTTTAGAAGAAGGCATAACTGCATCTAAATTATTAAAAACTAGTACAGGGTTTGAAACAAAATTAGTTAAAGCTGCAATATATCTACAAGTTAATAAACTAGATATTGTTGATAATAGTCCGGGATATACTGTAAATACGTTAGTTCCGTTTAATGGCGGATTCGCTAGAATTACTGCCGTCAACGACGCCGGAAGAATTAATGAAATAACAATAGTTAATTCCGGTGCATATATAACTCCTACCCCCTCTATTAGTACCGGGAATACTTTAATTGTTCCAGTATATACTCCGTTACCTACAGAAAGTTTAACCGGTAATATTATTTTTTATAGCAATATAGGAAGTTTTGTATCTAATATAACTCACGGTCTATTAAAAAATAAAACCGCAAATGTAAGTTTTCAAACCACTTCAAATATTGCAGGAAACACAATATTAGTTTCAACGGTTTTAGATAGTACACGGTTTCTGTTTAATTTTAACGACCCTAACATAAATCCAAATGTAAGAATTGAAGTTCCTGCAACAATAACTTATACCTCGCCGGCAGTACTTGTGGCGAATACCTCTCCACTTAGACAATCGTCGGGATATTGGTTAAATAGTAAAGGTAAATTATCTGAGCTAATTTATATCCAGGGTGCAGGGCAATCTAGTGGCGATGCTACAAAATTATTTTATCAACCTTATTCATATGTCGTCAAAAGTGATGTGACTTTAGATAATTGGAAAGATATTGCAAAAAATGTAGTACACCCTGCAGGCACCGAAGTATTTGGAGAAATTTCGCTTAATGTTAATATTTCTGCAAATTTAGAAAGTCCTACAAGCGCAGAGGTTTGGGATTATTTGGGGCTAACTGCAGATTCTGTTATGCCTCCATTTTTTGCAAGTTCGACATCTTATACAAATAGTAAAATTTCAAATTTACCATTGACTACAGATCAAGTCTATGTTATATTCAATTACTTGTAATAAATATAATAAAATATTTCGGGAAATTTAATGGCACAAATTATTACAAACAATTTTAATGTTTATAACGCAAAAGAATTTATAGATAACTTTGATCAGAATTTATATTTGCTGGTAGGTCGGCCGCAAAATTGGAATACTGAGCCTACTGCGCCTGTGCCTATTAATACTGAATATCAAGATGTTATATATTGGTCAGACTCAATTGCCTTAAGAAGAATTGTTCAAGCCGATATTAAACAAGTAGTTAAAAGATATACTTACAGTGCAGGATTGGTATATTCACAATATGACAATACTGAGGCAAACTTATATACTACCCCATTTTACGTATTGACTCTGTTAGACTATAACGTATATAAATGTGTTTTTAATAATTTTGGCAGTCCGTCTACGGTAAAGCCTACCGGAAAATCCACATCTATTTTTGAAACCTCAGATGGGTATCGTTGGAAGTATATGTATTCTTTAACAGATGCTGATTTGTTAAAGTTTTTGACAAATGATTATATGCCGGTAAATGTAGATCCTAATATTACACAATCTGCAATTAAGGGAACCATTGATAGTATAGTAATTACTAACAAAGGAAATAATTATACCGCAGCAAATATTGGTGCGTCTATATATGGTAATGGTACTGACGCTTCTGCAAATTCTATCATTGTAAATTCTGCAAATTCTATAGATAAAATAACAATTTCTTTATTAACCATGGGCCAAAATTATACATTTGCAAATGTAATTATTTCAACTAATACAGGACAAAATGCATCAGCAAGAGCTATT